AATCCTTGTCCCTTACTGCTTGCGATAGTACTCCCTTAGCCATGAATCTTGGTAGCTGCTCATTCTCCCTAGCGCCAATTGGAGCAATGGTAGATCCAGTCAACTTTGTTATATGTATTTTCTGGGGCCTCTGCTGTCCGAGGACTGTCACCGCGCCTTTGGTGACTTCCTTCTTTGCTTTCGGCATCTTTAACACACTCTTCAGCTCACTTTGCACAGTCCTAGGATCGATTACCCTTCCGTTCTGTGCCCACTCACTCTCTACACCATACACAACGCTTCTACCCGGCAGAGTTATTGTACCCTCTTCCGTCGTCACGCCTTGCGATAGCGCCATGTTCACACCACTCAGCTCCCGGCGCCATACTCCCAACCCACCCATTGTCGCTGGTGTGTAGAGTAGAGCGGCCACTTCTTCCCCAGTTAACCCGTTCCCCATAGTTAGGTCCCTTACCATGTGTTCCAATACTCGATCACGTTCTGCTCCTCTTCCAGCCAATGTTGACCACTGCTTTAGTTGTTCTCTCGCTCGCAGTATGCCCATCGGTGGGTCACTCTGTATTGGGTTCCTCCACACAAGGCTCGGCACCGCTCTCACCGCATAGCCTGACACGTTTTCCTTCGTTACAACTTGTCTCAGGAATTCATCTCTGTCTAGTTCTATAAAGAATTTGGACGGATTCACCTTGAGCCCGACTGCTCTATATACACCGACCATGCCTATTGCATATGACCACGTTGATACTTCCACCTGATCGTCATCGCCCTGTCCGCAGTAGGTTAACACTCTGCCCATTATCCCCAGCCTGTCACTCACGGTCCGGACAACGTGCAATTCGCCTAGGTTCAAAAACGTCCCTATGAGAGCCGTCCATCTTAACCCAGATCTCAACCCCTTCTCTATCTTTACGCTGGTGCGCTTCGTTCCCGTCTCTACGTATGCCTCCCGTGGTGCCAGTGCGTCTGCTAAAACTTCCTCCATTACTCTCTTCACATCCTTAGCTTCTAAGCTGTCTCCCACTGTATCCTTCACCCAATCTGAAATTGTAGCGTAAGCAGCGCTGACTGCCTTCTTTGACTGGTTTTTGTCAAACCCCGACTGGTCAATCGGCATCTTGCATGTCTGTGCGTCACACGCCCTCGCTTTCTCTTTCCAGAATTGTATCTTTTGACTGTTAGTCATGAACAACGTTGTCTGTGGATGCCCACTCATTGCGGTCTCAAGATAGTGTGATACGTAGGACTCCCTAAGGTATCCCGTGTCATCCGACGTCATTACCCCTCTCCCTTTCCCTGTCTCGCGCTTCAGTATCATCCTGTCCGGCCGCTTGCCAGCGCTCCTTCTCAACATCATCCCCTCTATCTCGCTTGCCGTCATACCAAGAAATGTCGCCCACTTCGATTTCTTCACCCTAGCCGGCTGTTTGCCCTCACTGGTATACATTACATCACTCCTCATGCTGCTTGCCCCTGCGCTAGCATAGTTAACTGGATCACTCACCCAGTCCCTCAGGCTCACTAGTTGGTCTCGGGCTCTCATGAGTGAGGGTGCTTTGTTGAGTTCTTGCCTTACTCCCTCCCTCAACAACTTCAAGTATTCCTTCTCGCTCCAAACCCCTGACAAGTTGGGGGCACTATTCGTGATAGTTCCTACGAACCACTCCTCCAACTGTTTCACTAAGTTATCGTGATCGACCAACTGCACGTATCCGCCTAGTAACTCCCAATTGACGAAGTCTTTCCAGTTCAC